TCAAACCCGAAACCTTCGAAGTTATTTCCGAAAACCTTGCCTGTTTCATCTTCAAAGAACTTACGTCTCTTTTCATTCTCAGCCTGAGCACCTTGCGATTCTTCGACCATTTTCTTGTAAGCTAAGTAATCTTCCGATGCAGCTCCAGTAACATTCTCAGCCCTTGACTCAAGCGGCATTTTAAACTGTTCTTTCTGCTCCTCAAAATATTTCTTTGCTTTTACAAGCTCTTTCTTCTTGGCGATTTTTACTCGCCTAACCTCTTTCTCATCATCAAACTCTTCATCATAACCAAAAGCACTTTCTAGTTCAAACTTAACGTCATCTGCGTCTAAGTCTGGATTAGTGGCTTTATAATATTCCGTCAAGAGGACATCTGGATTCATGTCATTAAAATTCTGCTGCAATGCAACAAAGTCATTAATGCCACGGCCAGTTTCTTTTTTATAATTCCAATAAGCAACCACATCTTCAGGTAAGTCTGGAGTTGTAGTCTCACTAGAATTAAATATATTGTCAAGAGAATCTATCTCTTTGCCATATTTTTCTTTAATAAATGAAAGAACGCTATCGTCATTTACTGACGGAACCTCCTCTACAGTAGGTTCTATTTTTTCTTTATTTTCAACTTCAGTAGTAGTTGTGTCAACAACTTGCCCCTCGGCATCTACTATAGTTTCTACTTTTATTTCCCCTTCCGCTAAACCATTCTCCTCAGCATGCTTTTCTACAAGCTCCTGCTCTATTTCTTGGACCGACTTCTCTTCGTAGTCTACAGCCTTTACTTTAAATTCACTCATTAGATTAGATTTAATTGTTTTACAAAGTTAATAAAAAAGTGTATATATTTTTTTTTGTCTTTATCTAGGCTCAAACTCAGCTAAGTCAAAACCATCTAAGCTGTCTTCGTTTGACTCAAAGTTAATAGGAGCTGTACCTTCTTTCCTTTGGTTTATCAATTGAGACTGCTGTGTGTTTTGTTGAGATATTCTCTCAGACTTAGCAGATTCTTTTAAGTCTTCTCGTCTTTCTATATTGTCAGAATCTACAGTTTTTAAAGACATCTGAAGTTTAAATTCTTCATACATCAATTCTTTCTTAAGTGCAGCTTCTGCCTGTAGCTTCTGTATGGAGAAGTCTGACTGAGCTTTTTCTATTTGTATTTTAGACTGCGTCTCTGCCTGTATAGCCTGCATCTTAGACTGTGCTGCCGCTTGCTGAGACTGCATGTTGACTTGAGATTGCATTAACATCTTCTGTTGCTCTCTCTCTTGGTCTTTCCTCTCCTTGTCTTGTCTCTTAACTTTTAAAAGTTCATTAGCAAGTTTTAGATTTTTAATCTCTCTAATGTCTATGGCATCTTCAAGGCTAATCATATCCCTGCTTAGTGCCATCTGTATATTAGCTTCTAACTGATCTTCTTCGTCAGGAGAAATTTCTATAAATATACCGAAGTCATGTAGATAAAGGTCTTTTACCTGCTCCAGAATACCTACGTTATACTTGCCAATTTGATTTGCAAACTCTTCTCTAAAATCTGCAAACTCTAATATATCTGACACCCTTAAAGACAATGCTTCAGAAAGTGTTCGTGTAAGATATAAACTTCCTTCTAAGATATGCCTAGTAGCAGTGTTAGAATTAAGTGCTGCCAACTTCTGTACTCCTACTAATGCATTAGGGTCTGGTGTACTTCCATCTCTAGCTTGATTTAAACCTGTAACATCTCTAAGCATATTCATATAATGATTATATGTGCCTATTAAGCTACTTATCTTTCCCTGTCCACTATTAGAGTTTAGTTCTTGAATAGGCACCCTTGCATGGTTGAACTCTCCGTCTTGCGTAAAGCTTCTTCCAATGACACTACCTGTCTGGAAATATAGTCGCAGGGCATCTTCAGGATTGTAAGCACCTCCATTTCCAAGGTCTACTTCATTAAGACCATCGGCATCTATAAATACACCGTCCGGCACCATCTTCGCTAATACCTGTTGAAGTTTTAAGTGTGTAATTTGTATTAGGTCTGCAAAGGTTGTCATCCTTCGTACTAAAGACTCGATAACACCTTTATACATTCTTGGAGCTACAGCCACATAATTAGGCATAGCCTGTTGAGAAGCAGACTTTGGCCGCACCATGTTCTTTGATAGCTCCCACTTTAACAAGTAATTACTACCCATTACCATAACACCCTCATACCATACGTCTATACGCTTTTCTAGTTTCTCGAATCTCCCTTCGGTGTCTCCTTCTGGGTTAAAGTCTTCCTCTCTACGAATGACTTTATCGCCTCCACTAGCAAGCTTTTTCTTTTTATGAATAAATTTCTTAGTTGTCTTATAATTAAAATAAAGAAGAGAAACAGCATCTTTTTCAAATAAATCGCCTTCGTACTGTCGTATTACAGGATAGTAATTATACCACGAAGCAGCGTATTGTTGTATTTCTTTTAATTCGTCTGTAGTAAGGTCTGGGTTCATTTTATAAAGCTCTGTGATTGGCACCCTTTTTACCTCACCCCAATAAAAGCAATCTTTAAAATGTGGGTCTTCAGTATAGCTGTAAACAACATTAGCTGGGTCCACATAATCAATTTTAACACCAGCGGCTGGTAAAAAGCTATGTTTGCAAATACCAATACCAATAGTGGTAATATCATAATCCACTTGCTTTCTAATATCATTATAATGGTTTTCATCCATTATAGTATTAATTGCTGTTTCTTCAGCAATCTCAATACCTGGCTTATACTTTAACTGCATATATAAAGACAGTTCTTGCTCGTTATTTGGGAGCTGCTCTTTGTCTACATTAAATGCGTCTACGCCAAACTCTTCTTCTGTCTGCAACAAAATGTCTTTAGCAACCATGTCTGCCTCTATCATCTCTTGATGTGCTAACCTTTTCTCTGCCGACATAGCATCTTGAGCATATGCTTTTACATCAAACATCCTGTCATTCATGCCATTGACAACAATATCTACAAACTTAGGAATGATAGGAACGGGTGTCCAGTCTAAATTTAAATAAGAAAGGTCTCCATCAACAGCAAGCTCAGACTTGTATTTGCTTACAGGCTGCTCGCCTCTAGCATAAAGTCTTAGGCGGTGATAGTCCATCCAATTATTATAGTATCTGCAAGAGCCAGCAGTTTTATCAAACCATTCGTATTGTATTGCTTGACCTATCCTTAGCCCATATTCTTCTGTTGCCTTCTCCGCATCGCTTGCCGCTTGACCAGGGAAACTCATGGGATTAATTAAAACATCTATAGATTTTTTCATTTACCTTTGTATTTGGCTTATATTTCCTTTGTTAGAGTATCTTGCAAATTTAATGCTTATTTTTGACTCTTTTTTTTGTGGCTGATATAAATGTTTTTGATTAGCCATAATTACTAATCCAGAGCTTATTGAAGCATCATATTTAGTTCTTTTATTTATATCAAATCCAGCCCAGTCAACAAGTGTTTTATTAAAAAACATATTGCCCATTTCTTCGGGATTTCTGTATGTTCCCTCCTCATCTAAGCCTACATATTTTTCTATATAAGCCTCTATGGCTGAAGCATGCGCCTGTTTAATGTCTTCAGAAGTATTAGGTATTCCTCCCAACTCTTTTTCCGTTCTACTTAATGAGCTCTTCTTTTTATCGGGCCTGTTTAAAGAGTATGCTCTATACCCTCTATTCTTAAAGTGGTATAACAGTCTAGCTTTGTTGTTCTCCGCAAGTATTGGCATGCCATAAAAAACACATGCCATTAATACGTCTTCAAAAAATATCTCTGCTGTTTGTGGTCGCGCAATGTATTCTAAAAAGAATTGATTACTGGGTGCGCTATCATCCATGTTGAACTTAGTCAGGCCATGCAAAGCACCTTTAGACCCACGGCCATCTACTGTAGAAGAAATGTCATAGGGGTCACACCCAAAGCTGCCCAGGTGTTCATTGCCCGGCAAAAACTTTCCGTTTCGTTCTGTCTTATTATTCCTCAATCTGTCTGGCGGCAACCATGAAACTAAAAACCTGCCGTTTCTATCTGGAGTCCATATTACCTTGGTATCTCTTATTCCATCCTTCCAATGAAATCCTCCTTTAGTTAAAAATCTTTCTTTTATTAAAGAGTCATTATAGTCTATCTGTGAATATATCTTTGCTAGATTAAATATTGAGCTTTTGCTTTCGTCTCTAAATGCATGAGAAGTGCTGCGTGGAAACTGTCGGTAAAACTCATTTAATGCATCTGGGTCTGACTTTAATGAAGCTACCTCGTTTTCCCAATATGGTATAACGCCTGTATCTATCTCTTCTCCATATGAGTCTTTTTTTGGTTTTTCAGGGTTTTCTAATACAGGCCAGCCATATTTATCAATAAAACCCTCCATGTTCCAATCCATTGGAACAAACAAAGAATACATGCCAGACTTTGTTTGACCGTTAGCGTTTCTTTTCTCTGGGTCAGAAGCTTCAAATATCTTTTGAAAGTTTTCCCCTCCCTTAGCTTTTGCATTACATGTAGAACCCATCATACACTTTCCTACTATACGCCTACCAAGCCTAAGACATGTCTTTGTTACCCTCCAGTTGTTTAGTATGTTGTTTGGTGATAACCACTTTCCACTTTCATCATGCACTAGCAGCAGCAGCTTTTCTCCATCGTATGAGTTATCATCAGTGTTTTTCCAGTCAATAGTAGTGTCCAGCCCTTCAAGCTCATTGCCCCTTTCATCATCCATATTATTCCTGGTAATCTTGGATGCCGGTATTCTATATGACAACTCTGTCTTTGGCCTGTCCATGCCGTCTTGTATAGGCTTAAAAAAGAATGGATAGTTTATAGATATGGGCACCACTTTGTCTGTAAACATCTTCTTAGCATCAGCACCTGTCTTTGAAAGTATTCCTATACGCGAGTCTCTACTTATTGTAGCTTTATTTACCGCTTCTGATGAACTCATAAAAGAAAACCCAGAACGTCTATTTTTTAGGTAACACATACCAAAACTTCTGCTATCTGCAATACAAGCTTGCCAAAAAATATAGAATATTCTATTTGCCTCTCTAAACTCTGGGTGACCTACATCAATTTTAGTCCACTGTAAATACATATAGTGTGAGCCTGTAATGTATGTGGGCTTGCCATTGTTCGTAAACCAATGACCGCCCTCTCTTTTATCAAACTCAGACTCTATGTAGTCTACCCACTTAGCCTTAAATCTATTATCTCTCTTGTTCCAGTCAAATATAGTTTTAAGCCTTCTTAGCTCTTTTGGTAGGTCGTGTGGCTCCCACGCATTATCTTTGTTTTCTACTTTCTTAGGGGCCTTAGGAAGGCCTATTCTAACGTTGTTTATCTCGTACACTTCACCCAGTGTGCCATCTTTAGATATGATTACGACATCATAGTCTTTATCATATCCATACTTCCATGTTTTAGTCTTATTCCTGTTGTGTATTACTACAGGTTTTATTTCTGGGTCAACAACTCTATATAGACCATAGTCTGTCATTTTTTAGACCTCCTTTCTGCAAAACCCATATTTGTATTTACAACATTTACTTCTTCCCCACTTAGCTCTGCTCTTTCTTGTTCTATGCGCTGAAGGATATCAAACGCATCAAAGATAGCAAGCTTCTTTGTAGCTGCTGCATTTTTTAATCTATCGGCAGCAAGCTCATCGTCTTTATCAAAGTCTATTATCTTTTCTTCTGCGACCTTTATTAGCTCTTTAACAGCCTTTTCGCCAGCAGATATAATACGCTCTTTTATTTCTTTTACATTCTTACGCATATGTTTTGCGTTCTCATTCTATATAATGTTTCTTCTTCTATTTGAAATGCATACTCGCTATCTGGTGTAAAACAAATAGTATCTCCTTCTTCTATGCCTGCTTTTTTCAAATCCTCATTAATATACTTAATTCTTCCGACTAAGTCAAGATGGTTGTGGTTTTCACGATTAGCGGTAAATATATTATAATCTTCATTGTCCATGGGTTCTACAAAACAATAAGGGTTTGGAGCTTTCCAGTTTGCCCCATCTCCGTATAAATAGTATTGATGTTCATCGATTAAATAGATGTCATCTCTAAAAAAAGAAAAGCTATCTCTTTCTTTCCCTTTCATGTCATAATATTTTTTAAATACATTATGATGTACAACCAAAACATGTCCTGGGGATATCTCCCCTGTATAGTTGGCAGGCACCTCTATAACCTCAGCAAATCTATTTGTTACGGTATGGTCCTCTTGGTCTGAGCTTATAATAAAGTCTACATTGCCATACTTG